GTGCTGTTGTTTTCTCCAGAAAGCAATCGATAGTATCAATGCAGGTGGGGATGTCCAGAACTTCGAAACATTCATGGCAAGAAGCAAGCTCATCGAACATATCAAGAGCAAAAATGATTTTTTTCATTGCATCTCCCGTCCTTGGCGAGTCGTTGATAATGCCATAAATCTTCCGCAGCTCAGATGACACATCAAACTCATAATTCAAGGCTCCCAGCATCGTGTAAATTTTATATGTAACCTCTGCCATATATGTTCCACATGACACGGCATTCAAATGCCTGGTGGTCTTCAAGCTCTCGCCGCTGAAAGAAACATGCTTATGTAGTATCTGCATCAAACTCTTGGTCGTCAAAGATTTGTCGGGTTTCTCAAAAAATACTGACTCGTACTTGTTGCGCAGCATGCTCTTAAGAGTCCTCCGGAACGTGACAAACGTCACAATACTGGCCTCCATGTCATCATTAACGTTGAGGAATATCGGAGCAAACATCGTTGCTTGCTTTGTTAGTTGTAAATGTTTTTAGTGAAGAAAAACACAATTCTGGTATCTTTATGCTCAACGGTATTCCTGGGTCAAATGACAATTTGTATATCGACAAATAGTTTATATATACCATCTGGACTTCTTATATACAAATGCCTGTAGTTTGCAAACACCCAGAGTGTAAGAAAAATGCATTATACAACACCAAAGGTCTCAAGGCCAGATGGTGTAAAACGCACAAGACGCCAGAGATGGTGAATGTCAAGCACAAGAAATGTCCGTGTGGAATGCGACCAAGTTTCAATTTCCCTGGAGAGACCATAGGAATTTGTTGTGCTGAGTGCAAGACACCAGAGATGGTTAATGTTGTGAGCAAGTTATGTTCATGTGGAACTCGTCCGAGTTTCAATTTTCCAGGAGAAACCATGGGGATTTGTTGCGCTGAGTGCAAGACGCCAGGGATGATTGATGTTACCAACAAGAAGTGCCCGTGTGGAAAACAACCAAGTTTCAATTTTCTAGGAGAAAATGTGGGGATTTGTTGCAAGATATGCAAGTCATCTGAGATGATTGACGTGATGAACAAGAAGTGCCCGTGTGGAAAGCAACCAATTTTCAATTTTCCAGGAGAAAATGTGGGGATTTGTTGCAAAGAGTGCAAGACACCAGAGATGGTTAATGTCAAGCACAAGAAATGTCCGTGTGAAAAGAAACCACATTTCAATATTCCGGGAGAAAACGTGGGAATTTGTTGTGCTGAGTGCAAGACATCTGAGATGATTGATGTGGTGAACAAGCGGTGCCCTGGATACAATGGCATGAAGTGCCCAGTAGGATATCAACTTGCACCAGGGTGTCAATATTGTCTCTCTTGTGACCCCGACGACTCGCGGCGGGAAACGCGCAAGAAGTATGAAAATGCGTTCTTTAGACATGTCCAAGGCAAGATTGACATCAAACGCAGAGAATTTGTCGTCAAATATGACCCCAGTGAGACGACCAAGAAATTTGCGCGTCTGGATGGCATAGTGTTTGGCGACAACATCATTGTGTGCTTGGAAGTCGATGAGAACGGGCATGAAAGCTATGCATGCGATGAGTCTCGGATGCATATGGTGACCGCTGAACTTTTACAACAACACCCTGGCACCAATGTGTGTTGGATCCGTGCAAACCCCACCACTGGGCACAAGAACCCTTGGAGCGTCGCTGCAAAGAGGGTCCGCGCAGAGCGATTTGATGCCGTTATCAATGCTGTGAATGACGTTTTGAATAATAAGACGACCGATATTATTTACATAGGATTTGATTAACTTATTTGAGATTTCCAATATGACATGAGTATCTTTCGAACATTAAATTCTCGAGTAGAGAACTCTTCATACACTTTTTCCAAATACTCTTGACTAATTTCCATCCAGTCGCTGATAAACAATATAGGCAATTCTTCAAACTGCTCCAAAGCCACAGAACGTTTGCAAATTGGAATAGAACCAAGATAAATACATTCGAGAAGTCTATGTGTATCAACACCATTGCCACGGGGGCAAAAGCAGAATTTGTGATCCCTGATTTCCTCTAGATACTTGCGATGACCATCAACGCTTAAATCATTACTTCCCTCGGTTACCCAATCAAGACCAGAGAACATCTGCTTGACGACTGAACGCTCTGCTGGATATGTATCTATTTTAAAATTCATGTAAGCAAGGCCCTTGTTGCCTGATGGCGAGATTGCGACTTCGCGGAGACGACGTGTGTTACCATAAACTGGAAAATCCACTTCGTTTGGCAGACCGAGGGGTACTGCAATGAGCTTTGGGTGACGAATCCCAACATTGTTTGCAAACCACTTCTCTAATACGGGTTGCTCTAAAATGTCCATCTCATGTCCATCTATTGAGAAGTCCGAGTATCCAGTGACCAATGTTTTTGTGTTTCTCAGTTCGCATATGTCATAAAATCCATTCCACCCGTGGTTCGACACCACCAAATAACCATACTTTATTGGGTCTGGCTTTATGTAATGAATTCCCTTTTCTCTGCAGTGTTCCACGATCCGCTGACATGTTACATACTCTTCCTCGGGGATAGCGTGAATGTCTTTGAAAAGCATTTAGAATACTAGAGAAAATAACCGGATAGAAAAAACGCATCACAAATCATCTTTTCCTGTGGACTTTATCTCGTTGTCGACGTTCTCGGCAACGTCAGTGTAAAACTTCTTGGTTTCCACAGGAAATTTGTACATCCGATGGTCGCCGGACGCGCACATCTTTATGACGTCTGCCGCGGGGATTTGTTTCTCTTTCTTCTTGCCAGAGTCAAATGATGGTGTTGACATTTCCTTCATGCTTCGTTGAACTCTTGGTGGCATGTATGGTATGTAATAGTCATCGTCATACACATCAGCATTCTTGACAAGATATTCATTTCTGTATCTCTTGAGGTCCTTGGCGACCTCCTTGCCGGTGACGGGGTCGATATGTTTGACCACATTCTTATCGGCATCGTATTTGATCACTCTTTGTTCGGCTTTCGTGCCACGTGTATACTTGAACAATATTGCGGGTATTTGCTGGGGGTCGGCGCATCGCAGCTCCTCTATGCAATCCTGGTTCTTCACCGCTTCTTGAATGGACGCAATGACTGTTTTATCAGGGACTTGTAGTGTGATGTTGATTGTGTTATTATTTTGAGTATCAATAACATTCACATCTCCTTGAATTGTGCTATTGGTAATACATACATTTGAAGATGTTTCTTTGATGGCTGCCAAGTGATCTTCTTTCAGGACAAATTCCTTAGTTGTTGAAGTCATTGTATGCCCACAATCAACTTTCTTGTGTTTTGAAGCACTTCCAGGGTTGCTTGTTTTGTAACCACACCCACATATATGAACCTGAAATTTATATGTTTCCATATATCTGTTTAGTGATATATAAATATTAAGTTTATTTCATGAAGAACTCAACTTGTCTCAACTTGAGTTATAATATGCGGTAGTGTAGTTTTTATATGATACGTATCATACGTATCCTTTTTTTTTTTTTTTTATTTGTTTTATATTTATTTTTTTTTTTTTTTTTTTTTTAAATTAGTTTTCAACTGAAATGTTCACATGGAATTGTGTTTTGATGTGAATCACATATGGCGAGAGAACTCAAGGAATATGTTGGCTGCAACATCACAATTAGATATCTTCTCATTGTTGGATGCCATACAATCAGCATCACGTAGAAGTTTCTTCAGTTCATTCTCGTCCTTTTTGATGTAAGCAGAGTAGAAACAAGTGATTTTTGGAGACGCAAAAGTTGCATATCTTGTCTTCAGTTTCTTTACGTCAGTATTCTTGGTTCTCCCAACTTTTCCACGATCAGGAATATCAACATCCTCTACAAAGTAAATGAGACCGTGGCCTTCGCAATCAGATTCATCATCACTATCTTCAGTTGCCAATTTAATCAATGCTGTTTGAAGACGCGTAATTGTCAATTGTAGTTGTGCCAACTCTTCTTGTGTAACAGATGAAGATTTTTGAGATGTTTGTGGTGGCAACTTCTTGATATCTTCCTCAAGAACAAATTCAGTTTCTTTCTTGGTCATCACATTATGTATACATTTCTTAGTTTTAGAATGCGAAGATGCTCTTGTAGATGATAGTGTTTCATAACCACATTGGCACGTGTAGAGAATACCGGGAATGAACCTGACCATGTTTATGTTATTTACATATTAAAATTTGTTAAATTAAACAGATATCTGGTCCCGCCAACACCTAAAATTATCAATTACATAACAGATATTCACTTCTTATTGAATACGTTCCATAACTATAGATCCTCCAACCGAAGAATATACTATGGTCTTGATTCCATGCTGCTTGAGCGCTGACA